AAGCACATAGACAGCAACAACGTTCTGCTAAAATAAGAACTCTTGCTCAGAAAGGTGCGACTGAAGGTGAAAGAAAGGCTGCCGAAAGAAAAACAAAAGGTCCAAAGATGTTTGGTGAAGCACTTCGTTCGTCTTTATTGAGTGATAAAAAATTTATGAAGAAAGTTGATTCTGAAGATTCTGAAAAGAAAAAAAAGAAAAAATTTAGTGAGTTCTCAAAAGATATGGAAGCAGCAAAGAAAAGATCATATGAAGTTGATAAAAAAACTCCATACAACGTCCATAGAAATACCCGTTATTATTGATAAGTTTGCTATATAGTTTAGACTTTTGGTTAGGACTATGCTTGCTTTTCTTCTTCCACTCGCGTCAAAAATTATTTCCGATGCCGTTGCAAAAATTCCGGAAAATGAAGAACTTGGTGAGAAACTTATTGAGATCTGTCTTACTATACTTTCTAAGGCTGTTAAGTTGACCAAGACCGAAATGGATGATCAACTCCTTGAAGTGGTTTCAAATGCCATCAAGGCAAGAGAAACTGAATAATATAAATATCTGTATAAAGAAATTATAAGGGTAAGGGAACATGGCTCTTTGGGGCAATAAAGATTTAGTAACGAGCACAGGAACTATCTCCATCGATTTTTCTAGCAAGACTGTTACTGGTTCTGGAACAACATTTACCGATCACGGTGTCTCCCAAGGAGATGTTATCAATGTTGGTGCTGGAGCAACTTATGGATTTGCTGTAGTTGATACTGTTGCTAATAATGGATCTTTAACGATCTATTCTACGGATTATATGGTTGCTGGTGTTACAACAGTTCCTGCAGGAACTACATTTGTAATTTCACAAGAACCACTTTATGCAATGGCAGATACTGCATATGCAGCACCTGAAGTTCAAACTGGTCTCTCAACCAATCCTGTAACTCGTGTTGTTTATGGTATCGATCAGAATGAAGTTAGTGCGGCATCAACAACTGCATATGCAATTGGGCATTCCGGATGGGTTGGAATTACAACTTATGTAGATATGCATGGAAGACTCAGAGTTAAGCATGAAGTTTTAGTTGCTGGTGGTATTTTAACAACTTCCGATAATACTAATGAAGATTTAGTTTGATAATATTAGATGAAATATGAGATTTGATGAGTTGAATGAGAGTAACTATTTGCTCTTTGCTATAAAATTCTATGATAATCCCCAAGCAGTCACAAAAGATGACTTTGAGGATGACTTGAAAAGAATGAAATATATTAAAAGATTATTGAAACGATATAAAAATACTGGGGAACTTAAAACGCATCTCATACTTAACCACTTAACAGTCTTGTTTAATGTATTTGGTGACGCAACAGTTCCTCTTTTATTTTATAATTTAGAGAGAGAACTTTGGACATCTATTAAAAGTTTTTTATTATTCTTAAATAGAATTCCCGAATACCCTATAACGGAAATTACTGAATTGGAAGAGGACAAATATTGCTCAGAACAACTGCGTAAGGTCTAATGAAATTGGATAAAATTATAGGAATACTTCGCAATTTAAACGAAGAAGCACCGACGATGAGTGTTGCTTCTAGTTCTTCAACAACTCCTCCTGGTATTGCCGGCATTAATCCAGGAGAAGATCCTCCCGTTTATAAAAGAAAGAAGAAGCAAAGAAAGTATATGAAAGGTCCAGGTAGAAAAGTATGGTTAGATTTTCTGAAAGGTAACCAATAATGTTCGGACAAGATTCAAAAGTTGCAGTTCTTGAATCTAAATTTAGTATCTATGAAGACCTGACTCGTGAGATGATGGTCAAATTAGAAACTGCTGTAGATAAGATATCAGAGGGAAATCAAAGAATTGCTGCTATTCTTGCGAAGCATGATGAGAGAATAGAGCAAAGTTTAAAGACAGATGATCTAATTATCAAGATGATCGACGAAGTAAAGCAAGAAAGTGAAAAGGATCATAAAGTAATTCACGAAAGAATTGACAAACTTCAGGAAAAAATTGACACTTTTTCAAAGTTTAAGTGGCAGGTAGGTGGGGTTCTCGTGGTTGCCGCAGTGTTTATAACGGCATTAAGTCATCTTATACCGACTTTCTTGACTAGAGCACCACAGCAGGTTATAATGGAACGAACAAAATAATATCTCACATATAATGGATCTTGTTGACTCCAAGTACATTGGATTAGTATCTTCTCGTCTTCAAAAATTTAAAAGAGTCAAGAATAATCTTTATAATTTTCGGTGTCCTATTTGTGGAGATTCGCAAAAGAATAAAAATAAGACACGGGGATATATCTACCAGGTCAAAAATAATAGTAACTTTAAGTGCCATAATTGTGGTGCCAGTATGTCTTTGAATAATTTTTTGAAAGAGATTGATTCAACTCTTCATAAACAATATACTCTTGAGAAATTTAAAGAAGGACACACTGGAAAAAACTTTGTAGTGGAGGCACCAAAATTAGAGTTTAAGAAACCAGTCTTCAAAAAGTCTATTAATCTTCCAAAAGCATCTAGCAACTCCAGAGCAAAACAATATTTGATAAATCGAAAAATAGATCCTGATAAATTTTACTATGCCGATAAGTTCATGGAGTGGGTGAATAGTCAAAAACAAACATTTGATAAAATCATTAAAGATGAACCACGCATTGTAATCCCAATGTATGATAGAGATAAAAATATTATTGGGTTTCAGGGGAGAGCACTCAATTCTTCTCCCACTAAATATATCACCGTGATGTTAGACGACGAGGCACCGAAAATTTATGGACTTGATTCAATCGATGAAAAATTATCAGTCTACGTGGTCGAAGGACCCTTCGACAGCACTTTCGTCAGCAATAGTGTCGCTTTGTGTGGCAGTGATGGTGATGTTCGTTGTCTTGAGGGAAGCAGTACTGTTTTTGTTTACGATAACGAGCCCCGCAATAGAGAAATTGTCAATAGAATTAGCAAGTGTATTGACAGAGGTCAGAGAGTCGTCATCTGGCCCCCCAACATTATAAAGAAGGATATTAATGAATTAATTTTAGATGGTATGACTGAAAATGAAATAATGGAAATTATTAAAAATAATACTTACTTTGGTGCAATTGCTAAATTAAAATTAAATCAATGGAAGAGATGTTGATATATTTGGGACACATTTAAGATGATGTTTTAAATTAGAACAAATGGTTTCTTTTTTACAAAATAAACAACAAAATCTATCAGTTCTTTGTTTTTTAAAAAGTGGATGTTTTTCTCCCCTAATTCCAAACATTGGATTATTTGTTCCTTTCATCCTTTCTGAATGGTCTGGTCTTTTTCTTCTGGCGTGTGGTCTTGGAATACCTTTGGTTTTTTCACTTAATTTTTTATTTCTTTCTTTTGTGTGCTTTTTCCCAGAAAACCCAGATCCAAATTTACCATTAGCAACTGCTATTGATTTATTAATATATAAAGGATTTTTATTTACATTTAATTGACGATGAATTTTTTCTTCTTTTTCATAAGCATCTTTTCTTTTTTTAAATTCCTTTATAATAATTGTTTTAAATAAATGTGGATTATTTTTAATTTCATTTTTCCAAATATTTCTATATTCTTCGGACATTACGGATCCGTGATATCCACCTTCAACTTTATCAATACTTGTTGACCCAATATAAAATGGAGGAAGATTATTTCCCTTATAAATTGTAAGGTAAACGCAATACATACCATATCATTTATATCCTATTATTATTTATAAAAATTTATAATATAACGACATGGTTCTTGCTGGACATGACGTTATGGATATGTTAAAATCAAATACATACTCAGGTTTAAAAGCAAAGATTAAATTTAACAATTGGAAAAAGATATGAGCAACGGGACAAAGGTTATTAAAAGAAATGGAAACAGTGAACTGCTTGACCTAAACAAACTTCATGTAATGGTAGAAGAGGCATGTAAAGATCTTGCCGGAGTTTCTGCATCACAGGTTGAGATTCAATCTGGAATTCAATTCTATGATGGTATTACAACTGAGGAAATTCAAGAGATTCTGATTCGTTCTGCATCAGATCTTGTAAGTTTAGAACATCCTAACTATCAGTTTGTTGCCGCACGATTGCTTCTGTTTGCCGTTCGTAAACAGTTATATGGTCGTATGCATGAAACTCCTACTGTAAAGGCACATGTCAAAGAGTGTGTTAAATTGGGTGTTTATGATTCTGAAATTCTTAATCTATATTCCGATGAAGATTTTGAAAAGTTAGAATCTTATATTGATCACAGTCGTGATTATTTGTTTACTTATGCAGGTCTACGACAAGTTTGTGATAAGTATCTTGTGCAAGATAGAAGCACTGGAAAGATGTATGAAACTCCGCAGTTCATGTATTTGTTGATTGCGGCAACTATTTTTTCTAAATATCCTAAGGAGACGAGATTAGATTACGTTCGGAAATACTACGATGCAATCTCCAGACACAAAATCAACATTCCCACACCTATCATGGCAGGAGTGCGAACTCCACTTCGACAATATGCTAGCTGTGTTCTTGTTGATGTTGATGACTCCCTCGATTCTATCTTTAGCTCTGATATGGCTATTGGCAGATACGTTGCACAAAGGGCGGGAATCGGCATCAATGCAGGCAGAATCCGTGGCATCAACAGTAAGATTAGAGGTGGAGAAGTTAAGCACACAGGTGTTGTCCCATTCCTCAAAAAGTTTGAAGCAACTGTCCGATGCTGCACTCAAAATGGCATCAGAGGTGGATCAGCAACTGTCCACTTCCCAATCTGGCACCAAGAAATCCAAGACATCCTAGTCCTAAAAAATAATAAAGGAACTGAAGATAACCGTGTTCGTAAGTTAGACTACAGTATCCAAATCAGTAAACTTTTCTATGAACGTTTCATCCAAAACGGAGAAATCTCACTCTTCTCTCCACACGACGTTCCTGGTCTGTATGATGCTTTTGGCACTGATGGATTTGATGCACTATACAATGATTATGAATCAAATCAGTCTATTCCAAGAAAAACTATCGGTGCTCAAGAACTCATTATGGATCTCTTGAAAGAAAGAGCAGAGACTGGTAGAATTTACATTATGAACATTGATCACTGTAATTCTCACTCTTCCTTTATGGATAAGGTTGAGATGAGCAACTTATGTGTTGCTGGTAATACAAAGATTAAAGTAAGAATTACTACTACTAAAGAAGTTGTTGGCAATACAACAAGCACATATCGTCTTCCTCCCCTTGAAATTGAAATTCAACAACTTCAAGAATTTATTGAAGAAGGTTTGCCTTTGGATTGCATAGAAGTTCTTTCTCGTGATATTGACACTGGTAATCAAGAAATTGATTATCATCAAATAACTGCATTTGCTCAAACATCACCAAAAGCAAAAGTAATGAAAATTACTGATGAAGAAAGTGGTAAGAGTGTTGTTGTTACTCCAGATCATAAAGTTTATACAAAAAATCGTGGATATGTGATAGCAAAACATCTTAAAGAAACTGACATTCTAAATATTATTTGATTATTATAGGAAGTGTAATGTCTATATTTTATAAATAGTTATGAGATTACACTTCCTATTATGAGATCATATATTGTGTATAAAATTACCAATAAGAAAAACGGAAAATCTTACATAGGAAAAACTGAATACTCTTTAGAGCATCGTTGGAATCGTCATTTATCATCAGCAAGAAATGGTTCTAAATTTAGATTTCATTCTGCGATTAGAAAATATGGTGAAGATTGTTGGGACTTATCAGTGATTGAAAACTATCAGACTGAAGATGAAAATTTTATCAATGAAAAAGAATCGCACTTTATCAAACTTTTTGAAAGTGATACTAAAAGGGGATATAATGCTACTTCAGGTGGAACTGGTGGTTGGATGCTTCCCAGATGCTCACAGGAGGTTCAGGAAGAATGGAAAACTGGTATTTCTATAAGAACTACTGGTTATAATAATCCAAATTATTCTGGACTCACTGATGAACAACTTATAAAAATAGGAATAAAATTTGCTAAAAAGTATGGATTTATTGGTGGCAGAAAAAGAATAGTTGATTTTGCTCTTAACGAATTAAATATAAAATTTCCAAAACATTTTTCCAAAAATAGATTTGGGGGAAAGCATCAAAACTTTTATAAATGTATTGAAGAACAAACTGGATTAGTGTATAATCCTTATTATAGAGATGAAACACAGAGAAAACTTGCTAAGCAACTTTTAGAACAAAACAGGAGAAAAAAATGCTAAAGATTGAATATCTCGAAGAAGAAATCCCAGTATATGATATTACTGTAGAAGGAACTCATAATTTCTTCGCAAATGATATTCTAGTTCATAATTGCCAAGAGATTACACTTCCAACTAAACCCCTTCAACATATCGATGATACCAGTGGTGAAATTGCTCTTTGTATTCTTAGTGCTATCAATATTGGTAAAATCAGGGATCACGAAGATCTTCGGGTTCTTTGCGATCTTGCTGTTAGGAGTCTTGATGAACTTATTGATTTTCAAGAATACCCCGTCAGAGCAGCAGAAATTGCCACCAAAGCACGGAGATCACTTGGAATTGGTTATATTGGACTCGCACACTATCTTGCCAAGCATGGTTGGAACTATGATGAAAAGCAAGCATGGGAACTTGTACATGATCTCACAGAGGCATTCCAGTATCACTTAATTCAAGCAACCGTCAATCTTGCAAAAGAAAAGGGTGCTTGTGGGTATAGTGACCGTACCAAATATGGTCAGGGAATTCTTCCGATTGATACATACAAGAAGGACGTAGATGAGGTTGTGCCAAATGAGCTTCACTATGATTGGGAGAGTCTTCGGGCACAGGTACAGCAGTATGGAGTTAGGAACTCAACACTGTCCGCACAAATGCCTTCAGAGAGCAGTTCCGTTGTGTCAAATGCAACCAATGGAATCGAACCACCTAGAGCATTCCTGTCCATTAAAAAATCAAAACAAGGACCTCTTAAGCAGATTGTTCCGCAGTATAATGCACTGAAGAACAACTATACATTGCTTTGGGATATGACTTCGAATAAAGGTTATATCAATATCGTGGCAGTGATGCAGAAGTTCTTTGATCAGGCAATTTCTGGAAACTGGAGTTATAATCCAAAACACTACCCCAACAATGAGATTCCTGTGTCTGTAATGGCACAAGATCTTTTAACTACATATAAGTACGGTTGGAAAACCAGTTACTATCAAAACACTTATGATATTAAGACTGATGAGGTAGAAGAATCTACCGAATCACTTGATGGTTTAATTAGTCAACTAGAAGCAGCAGAGGAGGAAGACTGTGAGTCTTGTAAGATTTAAGACAAATAATGAAAATCGTCCAGTGGTCGATTCTATGACCGTATTTAATTCTGAAGAGGTTGACACCAAAAAGCAACCAATGTTTTTTGGAAAACCTCTTGGTATACAGAGATATGATTCTTACAAGTATCCAATCTTCGAA